GAACTGCGTAACTGTTACTTGATCAGCAATAGCAATAGTAGTAGTTGACAGATTCAAATCTGAACCTGAAGCAGCTACATCACCATCAATTCGAACATCAGTAGCACTTGAACCGCCACCATCAGTTGATTGCTTTAATCGAAACCACGTTGCGGTACCAGCAGCAACAGCAGAAGCATCAGTCCACGGTGTATTCCCTACAATCGCACCACCTGAAGCAGCAGCGAATGAATCGGAAACCAAAGTAAAATCTGATAGTACTGTACCTACTGGGGCGTCATCTGCAGAAGCAGGACGTGTCCCATCTCGAATTTCAAGAATGTCGTTAGCACCATCGAATGCAGCGCCAATACCGGAATCTAAAAGAAGATTCGCAGCACCTGTTGATAAACCAATAGCCATAGTAATTTCTCCTTACGATGCAGGTAGGGTGACATCAAAAGTCGAAACGGTTTGAACCGTGCCGATTGTGATGGTAGTGCTAGACATATTCATATTAGCACCTGAGGTTGAGATGTTGCCATCTATACGCGACTCTGTAGTAGACAGAATCGCAGGATTGCCGGCTGCTTCCCATAATCGATACCAACCAGCCGTACCGGTAGCTAACGCGGTACCCGCCCAGGTTTCAGCAACTGCTTTCGCAATTGTTCCTGCAATTGGGGAATCGAAACTTATCCCAATAGTATCAGTCGGGTTGTTTGAGTAAATGGTGGCGAGTAATGTACCAGAAGCCGCTTGATCCGCGTCGGCTGGTTGAGTACCCGTATAAATATTAATGAAAGAAAGTGCGAACTCGGTCTGGAAATCAGCTGTATCCAGAAGAGCCTGCCGTATTCCAGTTGATAAACGTAAAGCCATGATTAACTCCTGATAACAGATATAAAATGATTTTGCCCGTTCTCTTGTCGAAAGAACGAAGCGCCGGTAATTCCTTCAGGGAGTATGACAGAACTTTCTGAAACATTCTGCACACTTCCATCTTGGAATCCTATACACATCCCTTTGGTACTTATCCAAGCGGGTAATGTTTTAGTAGTTGCTGATTCTGATCCAACAACTGTTCCATCCAGATATGAGCGAGTATCAGCTACTACGCCATAATCTGCAACCTGATCTATTTCTAATTCTCCTACTCGCGTACCACTTAGAAAGTATGTTTTCTTCGTAGTCCCAATAAAAAACCCTTCTTCTATAGTTCCTATCATGGTAATACGATTTCCAAATGGGATAAATCCTTTCTTATAATCAATACGTTCATAAGCAAACGGATCCGAGAAATATAGAGTATCCCCGATAGCATAAAGCATTCGACCGGAAAAAGGTTCGATAATGTTAAATGGTAAAGGTGGATGAGTATTAGTTGTTTTCATTGCACGACGTAATAGTGTTGGATCCTTTGAGATATTAAAAGCAACTCCAGTTGGACCTTGTCCTGCAAAGTAAAAGGAATCTCCATCAGTATGCGTAATGTAATAATTAACTAATATAGCTGAATCCAGCGAAGTAACACTCCCTACTTGGATAGAACTATTACCGCCAGTCAGTTCTATACTCGTTGCTGGAAGAAGAACTCCTGATTCAAACCCATCATTACGAACTAAAGATATAGCCACTCGGTAAACGCCGAGTGGCATATCACCTCCGGTAGTAGCGGTTAAGGTAGCAAGTTCAGGGCTTTCCACCCCTAATGGACGGTGCACGCCAGCTTGTAAGCATCCCGTCTCAATTCCATTGGAGTAGTAAATAAGATCGTGAATTTGGTGGGCGTGTAATTGGGTTGAAGCAGTCAGACCTGTACGAACGTCATCTGTATTATAATCTTTGTCGACAGCTGTCAGTGTAGTTCCGCTTTGGTATAGCATAGATCGGTTATTCACCCATGCTGCAGAGATAGAAGTATTCACCTTTGGGGTGAATCCTTTACGACGTTTGATCTTATTTAAGCGGGTGATATCAATATTAGTAGCAATGGTCTGCGCATCTATGCCAATTTCATAGGCATTGTCAGCAGTCATCAGACCTTTAAACTCCTTTATAGACAGCAGCGGACGTTCGTTCCTGGCCATCTTAAAGACCCCCGTACCTTACCACTCCCTTTGTGGCAGAAAAACGTGCGCGGCGAAGTGCAGCTTTAGCATCTTCAATAAAATTTTCATGGTTGTCTAAAGCTACGCTTTGAAGACGCTCATCATATGTATCAACATCGTTTTTTCCGTAAGCCATGTATTTCATATAAAACAGTAGCCCGCGTTGAAAATCTTCTTCAACTACTTCCAACTCTTCGTTATCAAAGTTAATATCCAGTAGTGGAAGGCGGTAGACCATTAGTTGTATGGTATCGGCAACTACAGGTATAGGAGCCAATCGAATCATGTTTCTTTCCATATCAGTAACGATATAACGAGGCGTACCTGAAGAGGACTCCCAATCCAAAGCAGAACCAAATTCAAACGGCGAATTATAGTCGCTGGGATTAGTAATCCGGTTTTCCATATCTGCGTATTTAACTGGTTCGATTTTGGTCTTATCAGTAACCAATTTGGCACTACGGATTTTGGTAACTCGGGGATCAAGCGGTAAGAGTGTATCATCAGCAACAAAGGCGATTTGAGTAATCGACACAGTACTGGCATCAGAGAAATAATCAGTACGACGCGCAAATTGTTTTTGCGCGCCGTCCATGTAAGAGGCTAACTCGACATCAGACCATAACGGGTCATCGTCGTCACAATCATCGACAGAAAGCCTAAAGAGTATTGCTAGATCATCAAACGTCATTAGTATCAGGTTGAGATGCCGCGATCTGAGCTTTCTTCATCTTCGTCCAAGCGGCGTCGCGTTCTGCGCCTGAAACGTCAAACCCCACGATTGATGCTACTGCTTTTACCTTTGGAAGTCCATTAGCACCGAAGTCAGCGGTAACGTTTGCTTCCTGTAAATAGATCATTGCTTTATGCAATGCTTTATCTCGATCTTCACCAGTGATCACCTTCGGGCGTTCTGGCGCTTTTTCTAGTTTCAAATCTACGTCTTTATCGATAGGAACCGCACCAAATTTCATAGCTTCGCCATGACATTCTGGTGGAACCCATTGCTTTTTATTCGCTTTAAAGGGAATCGAGTGACCATTTGATTTGATCACGAAATCCCTCGTCATTTTCATAAAAGCCATTTTTCTACCCTCTCGTTAAATTAAGTTGGGGGGCCGTTAAGCCCCCCGATTGGTTTACGTCGGAACAACTTCGTTCGCTCGGTCTTGCATGATGTACTCAACAACCAGCTCGCCGGCACCAATAATGGTAGCGGATGTTACCAGAGACACGTTGATCCATGTCTCGACCGCGTAAGGAACGCCGTCTGGTACGAGCTTCGTAGCGCCAAGTGCATCAGCAGGTACGATGGTCGGTGTGTAACGATCAGGATCGGCATCACCAATATCGAGATCGCAAGTGGCCGTAAAGACACTTTTAACCGCAACATAACCGCCTGTGAGAATCGCCCCAGCAGGGAGCAAAATAGCAGGATACACATCGATTGCCAGAACTTCGGCATCAGCGGTAACACCACTAAAGGCAACACGAGCGCTCAAAGGATACTGTCGTCCAGGATTTAAAGTAATAGCCATGTCCGTCTACCTCCTTAAAGTGCGCAGTTAATGACAAGAACACCGAAATCTTCGGAGGTGCCAGTAACTTGTGAGTGGAATACGGGCTTCTTCAGACCACAGATTTTGCCAACCGAAATACCTTGCTGGTTGTCATAATCGTAACCTTTTTCTACCCAGTACGCGTCGCCGATGTCAGCATAACCCATAGCTTGAGCACCACATAACAGAACGGCAGTACCGTCGAGTACAGAAGTAGCTCCCCACTTCGAACCTGAGGCAGCGTTCTTAGTGTTGTACACATGACGATATTCATAAATGGACAAGCCATCAACGTGAATAACTTCCGTACTAGTGAACAAAGGGTTTTTACCAGATCGAGGCATTGCTGAACGCCAAGCTGCAAGAAAGTCGCTGTCCAACTTCAACTTCGCGATACTTTGCGGAGTCATAAAGACATTGTACATTTCAGTGCCTGCTTCGCCACGGATCGGCCGAATGAAGTTATCGACGGCATAAGCCTTCGCTTCAACAAGCATTTTCCATGAGGGAGTATCGGCAGCGGCTACATCAGCGGTAGTGTTATTACCGGTGACAGCATCTTTCAAAACAAATGCGGTACCATCCCAACGAGTCTCGCGATTCGTAGAAGGAACAGTAGTATCAGCTGCATAATCCAAGTTAGCAAGGTCAGAACCAACGCGAGCCACACCTTTGTTCGTCTGAGTATACGGACGACCAGAGAGGGTGAGAAAAGCTAATTGATCCATTCGATCCGCCAGCCAGTAGGCCAGAACATCGCGTGAGTTTTCTCTGAAAGTAACAACCGACTTCTGATCCGCCATGCGGCCTTCATGTCGATTGGCATGACGAAGTTGATCGATGCGAATTACTTGATCGTAACTCTTCATCGCTTCTTCATTACCTTCCAGAGTACGGTCACCTGCAACACCATCGCCTTCGAGATCAGCAACAAGTGTTAGGACGGCCCGTGCGCCCTTTTCGTTCTTAGTCAGCTCTGTGATCTTCTGGATCATCGCACCATTACCACCGGTGAAACGTTCCAAGAACATCCAGTTACGAGCAGCTTTCCACATGTCTCGCGACCAAATGGTAAGTTCCTCATTCGTCAGAGCTGCAAAATTTGTCAAAGACATAATTTCACTCCAAACAGTTAAAAGAAAAAAACTCTACCATCAGTTGTCGTACTGAATTGACGAAAAAACGACTCTAAAGCGTTACGATAGCTCGCCCTCGTATCGTGAGGGCAACCGTAATCTCTTTTATAAACTAAACTGCATCGCCGCGCAAGCGCTTAATAGTTTCGGCAGGTAGTGCATCGAACTCTGCTTCCGTCATTTGCGTCAGATCTAAAGCTTCTTCTTTCTTCCCTGCAGCTGGAGAATCCAGACCAGTATCAGCAGTTCCAGGCGCTTGCTGCTCAGCAGCTTTCAGGTTTTTAGCGACATTAGTTCTGCGTTTGCCAGCAACTTCATCAGTAATACGCTGTTCAGGCATGATGTACCCAACCGCTTTCAGCATTGCTGCAGACGGGGTTTCACCGTTCTTTACAAATGCTTTCTGCATATCGAGGATTTCATTGATCTTGTCCTCATCGAAGTTCTCTGAATCAGGATTCAAAATATCATACTGATCTTCCAGAATATCAATCAGGGAATCGAGCTTAACGCTTTCCTGTGCCTTGGTACCTGCAGATGCAGCAGCGGTATCCGCCATTGTCTGGTAAATACTTTTCTCAAGTTGGCGAGCTTCTGCAGATAATCGAACGACTTCGTCAGTGTTTCCATCCAATCGTGCTTGTTCGATACCACGATCAATTTCTTCCAACTGCGTATCAAGTGTATCGGTCGCACCAACAGCTGCAGCAGCATCCACAATAATCTGCGCCTGCTCTGCTTCGTAAGCTTTGACTTTAGCTTCTGCAGTTCGAGCGCGTTTTTGCGCAGAGTCATAGCGACTCTTTGGAATCATGTGCGCAGCAGGGACTTCTTCCTCCTCCTCTTCCTCGGCGGCTTTGGCAGCAGCTATTTCTTCGGGAGTTTTACCCTCATTAGCAAGCGCTTCAGCAGCAGCTATTTCTTCGGGGGTCTGCGTCTCCTCGTCCTTGGGTACCTTATCTTCGTTAAGTGCCTCATCTAATTTACCTTTTTCTTCGTCAGTCATAATATTACCCTCTCAAGGTTGATGGTGTGCGAGAAGAAACTGGTTTTAGTTTCTTCTTTTTTCTTGGTGTAGGCGCTGGATTACCTAAAGTCGCGCCAGGTGTATTAACACCTTTTTCGGCATTACTTATAAAGGTATCAATACGTTTCTGTCGTCCAGATGCCCCACCGATACCTAATGCTTTTTTTATATCGCTGATGATTCCCATTACTTTTTCGCTCCTGTTTTTGCTGCGGGTTTGGGTTTAGCTGCTGCTTCAGCCTTTTTGAGTTTGATAGTTTCTTCAGACTCAGCCTGTTTTAAGTTTCGATCAAATTGGGATTCTTGACGTTTCAATGCAAGCATAGCAGTTTGCTCTTCTCTTTTCAGTGTCAATATTGCTGCAAGCTCTTCGCGTTTGATTTGTAACTCTTCACGCATCTTCTCAAGTTCGAGCGCTCCTGACTGGTCGTTACCTACCTGCTGAGCTTCAGCTGTGGTCTTATCTGCACGCGCTTGGGTGTATGCAGCGTCTGCTTGTTTTTGGAGGATACCAACTTCTTTCTCGGCGGCTTCGAGTTCTCGTATCTGGAGTTCGAGCTGTTGGGCTTGTTGTTCCGCTTCCGTCGCCTCGCCACCTCCTTGCGCCTCTTTGATAGCTGCGGCGATTTCTTCTTTGCGAGCAAGGTGAGAATTTTCCACCAAGACCGCATCAGGCACGGCAATTCCAAGTTCACGAAGCTGGACAGCTTCTTGAAACTGTGACTCCTCATAACTATCACGAGCAGGCATATCAGTAATAACAACGGAATACTCTCCGATGGTAAGGTCATTGGCAATCTCTCCTTCGGGCGTTACTTGATTAACAGTCAGTTCTTCTGATTCCTCATTCAGTCCACCGCCAGTAATTCTAACTAATCTTTCTTCGGTGTAGAACTCTTGGACGATATCAAGCACGCGTTTTGCAAGGAGCTGACGCGTACGAGCCAAGTTGAACATGACTTTGGCCTGATTGACACCACCGGCGGCTTGTTTGGCCTGAATGGCTTTCGCTGCAACGTCAGCACGATCCATTCCTCGTTGTGAATCTGAAACGCCTGAGAGGTCTTTGATAAACTCATCTGCTTTGTATCCTATACGATCAAGCCCTGTCGGAACTTGGTTGGGCTGGATTTTTTCCAGCGGAGCTGATCCTGACTTACGGACAAGAACGAGTCCTGTTTCCGCACCACGAGCTTCTAACTCGTCGGGATCCATATTGACTAATTGATCCTGTTCCATTTGCCAACCAGAGTTCGCCGTGGTGTTTACCACGTGTAACTCCTGTGAGGTAGTCTTGTTAAGATATTCCTGTGGGCTAATGAGGTTTTCAACCAAACCAATAGTTTTGCCTTTGTGAAACACGGGGAAGAATGGAACCGGTGTAAAATGTTGGAAAGGACTCCATTCGTCATGTAGAAGGTAGTTATCAGACATAACCTCCCATTTGATGTCTTTGACCTTTTTCTTAATAACACCTAAACCATACTTCTGAGTAATCTCGGCAATACGCTCGTGTTTCCAATCTTCAGGAACCCTGCGGGTATCACCTGTCTCCAAGTCCACAAAGTGGTCAACGCGCCGAACTACACGATACTGGCGTTCCACAACACGCAAATACCTGCGCACATCTCGATCTGCAACACCATCAGTTGCAGCCGGTGTGTACTGCTGCATTCCGCCAAAAGTATTATGCAGACTCGATATCGAATCAATCCCATAATTGAAATCCGTTTTTGATTTGAGTTTCAAGTCTTCCGCATCTGCATCGTTATACATCATACGAATGTCATTAGGACTCATCCACTTGGTGATAAATACTTCATTCCAGTCATCAGGATCGTAAGTATGAGCATCAGGATCAATAATGACGTTCTTGGAGTTGAGTAAACTAATATTTACTTCACCCCTCATTGAATCATTAAAGTCGAGTCGTACATCATAAAACGCTCGTGAGGAAATAACACCTTCATCAAAAAGATCACTTTCGATGTTTTTAATATCGTTATCATTCATGATATGAATGTAAATCTTGTTCAGTGCTTCGGCAGTCTCAGGTACGCCCGAAGCCTTTGGAAGAAACCCGACAGTAGCTTGGTTTTGAAGCTGTTCCCCCATTACGGTTATCAGCGTGCTGAAAACTTTGTTGATCGTCAGAACCGGTTTGCCCTGCGATTCAAGTCTGCGTTTATGTATCGGATTCCAGTGATCTCCGTAGAAATACGCTTCACACTGGTTCGCTTTTTTAACAAAGTTAAGATGCCCGTTATCACGAGCGTAAACATATTTTTCCCATATATCACGGGTCTTTTGAATATTAAGAGGCATAGTTAGCTCGTCATTGGATGTCGGGAAGCACCAGAAAGAACTGCCAAACGATCTTTCCATGAAGCAAGTTTCTTCGGTTTAGGTGGTTTAGGCGGTGATATGTTTGCAAATACACGAGTAAGCCACGCCATAGCGTCCACGATGTCGTCGTGTACCCCTCCTGGAAATCTGAGCATCTCATGTTGCATGTCTTCAACCCAAGGATTAGTAATTGGCATAGGGAAAATAACTTTACCGTGCATCATTCTTCCTTGCAGGGGCCTTGCCCTTGCGAGTTTATCATTAATAGGTCGCACTTGGTCTTCTGGAACCATACTTGGAAAAATCCTTTCGTCACTCATAAGTTTATTCAAATGCGGCATAATCGCCATCTGAATGGAACCAGATTCGATACCCATCTGAATATTCCCTATACTCATGAGTTTATATTTACCATAAAGGGCCAACATAGCTTCGGCAATTCCATGAGTATCCCACTTACCGCGCACCATTTCCAGTATATGAATTCGATCATACTGGTCAAGACAACCGACGACACCAACAGAATAGTCATTCTGTTGTTTTAAACCAATAGCTAAATCCCACATAATAACAATCGGTAGTTCAATAAATGTGGGTGATTGTTCAAATCGAAACATCCCTTTGGTGAAAAACATCCCTTCTTCAGGAATCGGATTCTGCTGGTACAAAGCACTCCAATGCCTCGGCTGCAAGCTCCTCTTAGTCTTCATCAATCGTGTATAGTCGAATCTATCAGGATGCAATGCTCCGCCTTTCAATCGAAGGAACTTTGACTTGTCATCATTCGGTGTGGTAGTAACCGTACCATCCAGATTCAAATACTCATCCTCAAGCGCTATCGCTGGATATTCGATTATTTCCCACTCATCAATCTCGCGTATCGCCTGCTGATACTTCGTATCAACTTCGGCCTGAGACATCCCGTTGGCTAACCACATTTCTTTTAGTTCTTCAGCCTCCTTCAACCCTTCTCTCATCTGCATGATCATCCGACCTGAAAGATCATCGTCATGCCAACGGGTCTGGATTACCAGAACTCCGCCGTTTGGAGCAAGGCGCGTATACGCAGTCGATCCCCACCAGTCCCAAGTACTTTGACGGATGGTTTCACTATCCGCCTCCTCGGCATCTTTGACTGGATCATCTACAATGAAACAATGCGCTCCTTTACCAGTAATACCGCCACCTACGCCGGCAGGTATGTACCCGCCACCCTTGGTGGTTTTCCAACCTTCGACATTCTCATTAAGTTTGTCGAGGACAGTATCAGGAAACAACACCTTATACCTCCGATCGCGGAGTAAACCCCGCGCTTTTCGGGAGAAACTCATCGGCAGGCTACTTCCATAACTTGCCGCGATAATCTCCATATCTGGATTGTGCCCGAGCATCCACGGTGGGAAGTAATTACTCGCGATCAGACTTTTCCCATGTCTCGGAGGCATGAACAGCATGAGCCTGGGCGATAACCCAGCCTCGATCGCTTTCATAAACTTAGCCAGTCTCCGACAAATGTCCTCGTGCACCCACCCTGCCTGATATTTAGGCTCAAACCGCTTGATGAATTCAACTAAACTACGTTTACTAAGCTGACGCTCCAGTAATTCCCGTTCGAGGTCGCTTTTCGTTTTGATTTGACTGGGTTTACGTTTTTTCGGTGTTTTAGTAAGTGGCGGCTTGCCCATTTTCTCTCTGGTAGGGCGAATCTCGTTTATCAACTGGATTTTATCCGCTGTTTGCAGCTCGCGTTGCGCCTTACGCAACATTAGCTCCACTTCTATCGGAACCATAAACTTGGCACGCATCTTTTGGTCACAGATACTGCAAACCTTCTTCCGATTCCCACTGCGTTCGGGTACTTCAAAGATACGCCACTGTCCAAAAGACAGTGAAGTCTTAGCCTTTTGACATTTAACGCAGACCTTCACTCTTTAATCTCTTCAAACTCAGCATCGATAAATGCTGCGGGTTTTCCGAGGCGTTTTAAAAGCTCATCCTCCGACATTTCCTGAATTTGTGCCTGTCGCACCGTAGTCCGGTGATCCAGGAGAACCACCTTAGCTTCTGGTGCGTAGTAACCCTGCATCTTATTAATCTCTTGCACACCCCTGATCATACTTCCGGCGTCGCCGCCGCACCTCGCCACGTTAATGGCTTCTTCCGTAATCTCCATCACCTTATTACGTGTAAAGTACGCTTCATGCGTTAAATTAGAAACTATCTCTGCCACATCTCTCTCTATCTCTGTATTTTTCTTAATCTTTTTAACTGCATCATTAGGATCTTTATACCCTGCTGCTCGGGCAGCAGCTTCCGGTACCATACCGGCAATACGATTGGCTTTATAAAGTTGGCGTAGGATTTGCGAGTCTTGTCTCATCTGTCAGGCCCTTTAGGATTTTTTCCCCGAAGAAGTCCTATCGCTGTATAAATTCTGTGGATCTCTTCTTGAGTGAAAACACGTTTATTTTCATCCGCTACGAATACATACCTCGCAGGACGTTCTTCCCAAACTACTTGCCCCACATCTTTAATAATCATAAGTTCCCTCGTAAAAGGCGACCTCGACACATCCGAGAGGGGGTTATAGTGTCGAGGCCACCAGTGTCGACAAGTACTATATACCACAAAACGCTGAAAATTTTACAAAAATTTTTTTTCAAAATTGAATAGGTAGCCTGGGGGGGTGGGTCAGGTTACCTCGTAACCTCGACCCCCCACTTCGGATTCGGATTCCGAGAAAAGGAGTAGGAGTCCCTTCCTACTCCGTCGCACACACACCACGTGTGCTATGAATCAAACAACCTCGTGGCCGAGCCACGAGGTTGCGAAGCCGAAGCACCTTCACCATACATATACTACCTATCATGTACACACCATCACCACCGCACACCTGCACTACATGTCATGTCACTACGTGCCATGCCACTCTGACCCCACATACGCTGCCCCACACACCACGAGCGCGCCCCCTCAGGGGCACACTCGCCCCTCTCTACACTACCTCACCTATGTAACACACTGAATTACTGCGAGTTCTTAAAATAACTACACGCATAGCGTGTAGTGGCAAGCCGTGTCTCATACATTCACTGTACTCAGGAGTACACTATCATGGCACATCTTAACCCCGTTGACTTCAACCAAGCTATGCTTGACCGTGCAACCACTATCCACAACCACTGTATGGAGCACGTGCTCGATGAAGACCAAACAGATTACAATCTGTTCAACGCACAGCGTGAACAGATGATCGTAGTTTGTAAGGCATCAGCCAAAGCAGCTAATGCTTGGTCTGCACATATCAACCGCTTCAATACACACCGCGCTCCCTTTTCAGTACGCATTGCGAATATACGTTCGCGTTAAACCTCTGGCTCCTACCCGCGTAGCGTGTAGGGGCTAGTTTCATGTTATGAGCATCCGCTCTTAATTATCACCTTGGAGGTGACCAATGTTAAATCCCGCAGAGATGAAGAACAAAGCTGAAGTAATCACTTCGATTAATGCAGCCCAAGTTCACTTTGGCGAAACTCCTTCTAACATCAGCCCTGCTGTCAAACGCCCTGCGCTTGAATCAATGCTCCTGCTTTATGTCGAACGCTTTCGTTCTACTAAAAGCACATCCTTCGCCGATATAGACTGCATCGCTTGCGATAGCACTGGTATCTACGAAGACAACGGTGGCGCTTGCTACCGATGTAAAGGCAAAGGCTATCAGGACGAAGCCGATCAGAAACGTAACTACGGCTACGATCTGCATCATCCTCGTACTCCTACTCCCGCTCCTGCTCCTACAGCAGAACTGGAACCTGATCCAGTAACTGGTGAGTATGACGAAGACGATATTCCCTTCTAACCAACTGGCTCCTACCTGCGTAGCAGGTAGGGGCTAGCTTCTTGCTATGGGCATTCGCCCTTAAACAATCACCTAGGAGGTGACGTTATGAAGATTTATTTCCCTAAAATATCTCTTGGCTCTTTTACTCCTCGCAAACCTGCGAAGAGCGTTAATCCTTTCAGCACTAAAAAGGTCACACTTCGTGTGCCCGTGCTGAAAGTTCCGAAGCTTGGCTTTAAGCTTCGTTCACCAGTAACCAAGAGCTAAAGCTCTTGGATGCCTAGCCTACGGGCTAGGCATAACTTATGGGCATCGCAAAGCCTTAGCCCCGCAGGCCAACTCGCGAAGTGTGTTGGAGGACTTGATCAATCCGACGAACAATCGGCTTCTCTTCAAGAGAAGGAGTTAAAAACGCCGTAGCCGATCACCCACCCATTGGAGTAAACATACCTCGCCTACGGGCGAGGTATAACTTATGTCCTCGTTAAACTCCTATATACTGGTATGAGGATGTCGCAATCCCGTCTCCCAGGGGAGACGGGTTGCTTCTTTTATTAACCTGATCATGGGGAACGAAAATGAAAGCAACACTCGCGTGGTGCGTAATCATCACAATAGTACTTACTGGTAACTGGCTTATTTATGATTACGTGGGCATCTGGACATACATCGCAATCAGCTTAAGCTGTGGCGTTGTATACATGCTGGTGATGCGTCACCAGCAACGAAAAGACCACGAACTTCAAATGGCTTTAGCCAGATATGCTATTAAAGAAGAAGATACCACTATCACAAACCTTCGAAAAAACGGCCTATAACTCAATTGCTCCCCATATAATGGGGAGCGGCTAGTATATTTCTCTGAAACCCACACCGTGGGTATATTAGGAGAAATCAATGAAACCCGAAATAAAGAAGCAATCAAATGCCCCGCATTTGTTTATCGATTTTGATCTCGATGTACTTGAGAACATGGGGATCGTTCCCAGCATGAACTCTACTGCCAACAAACTTACATTGTGGGTAGATACGAAGTACGACCAAGAATTCGCAGACTTCTTGGATGCAATGCCTAAACATCTAACCGAAGATGAAAAATGGAGGCTTTCAGAATCCATTGACGCTAGTTATACATCTATCATGGTTCAGCGTTGCTTTAATAAAGCCGGTAAGCTTGCACGAAAGTAATAACTACGCTACTCCCCACATAGTGGGGAGTGGCTAGTTTAATTTCCTGAACCCTACATAGGAGATAGTAATGCAAAACGAAATAACGAAAGACCAATACCATGAAATGCTTATGGTAATGTTAGCTGGAAGTGATAACTATGATATGTTCGTGCGAACATCCTCATTAGTATTCCCTTCCATTACTGCAGAACAACGTAAGTTCTATTTCTCAAGTTTTCATGCAATGAAAGCTGTTGAAAAACTACTTACAGGAAGCGCAATAAGTCTGGAAGACTTTAACAGACTTATGAAAGAAGCTGGGGATCATATATTAAAAGATACTCCCTCGCCGTATCCCGATAACGTCACTCCGATAAAACATTGAAATGGGTGGACACCAGCATTTGGCTGGTTAAACCAAATACGCAGTATACGTTTCGTATCGGTCAAGATGTTTACCGTTGCCTTTTCCGTATCTGGAAATGGGCTTTAATCGAAAAAGTCGGCGAAATAACTTCAGCCAATTCACAGAAATATTAACCAGCTAACTCCCCCCTGTAGGGGGGAGTGGCAAGCTTCTAACTACGTTAGTATTTATTTACGGAGAAACGAAATGACGATATTAATAATGGGCGGGCTTACCGCTCTTGGCATCTTCATCATTATGTGGAAGATTGGCATTAAGAAGTTTAACGGTTACACACGAATAACCGAAGTAGTTCTATTCACCCTGTTAGCATTCCTGTTCATCGGAACGATGAGCGGAATGATGATCGGGATGGTTGCCGGCGTTGGTTTAAGCGTTGGCTTATACGTATCCAAACGACTGTTTGGTTCTTCGAAATTAAAACGTCGTGGAAGGTTCGTCAGTTGGCAGGATGTAAAAGCATCACGTCAACGCTCCTAGTTCTCGCCCCTTCGGGGGCGAGTTTTTTAAATCGAAGTCGCATGGGGCTTACCAACGTGTGCCCTCATACAATCCAGCTCCCAGTCTGGAGCGCATACTGGAAGTTCCCACGGGTATAACCCGTGGGGGCTAGTTTATGTTGTTGCCTATAAACTACTTAAGGAGGTTTTATGGCACACGAGGTCGAGGACTATGCGAAGCTGTTACTGCGTACTCAGACAACTACCGTAGATTCACGTGCAACAAGCCATCACGATATTATTGAAGCAGCAAGGCTGATGGATATATATCTGGAACGTGGCTGGTGCAATAAACTCTGCGAAATGCCGATAACGCGGTACGATGGATTTAAAAATAAAATCCACACTTATGCGTGTAGTCTCCTATAGCTCGACGTTTCTGGCTCCAACCTGCATAGCAGGTTGGGGCTAGTTTTTTGTAGGTGAGTTATAAATCTCGTCGAGATTTAACTCTTACGTAAAAAGGTAAATTGAAAATGAAAACGAAAATGAATAAGCTCGATCCAGTAGGTCTATCCATTGCGAGCGATAACATCGCATGGGCTGTCAGTAATAAAGCTGCATGGGCTATTATCGGTGCTGCAAAAATGCAGTTTCTCGATAATGAACAACAGGTTGACCGACCTAAGTTCGAAAACACCCTGCTTGTCGATGGTGTACGCGAACAGCTCACTATCGCAGCCAATCTGGTAAACGCAGCTGAACTCGATGGGATTGAAACTAATCTCCTTGAAATAGAGTTAGATAAGCAAATGGCTGGTGCATTTCTTATCGATGCGAAACAGCTTAAGCGAATTGATAATACCGATTACACCGATCAAGCTATAAATGAGTTGGTGAACGAAATGGGTGTTACATTCGTTGAACTGCCGGAAACCGAGCAAAAAGATCTGATTGCCAAACGTCAGACCCGTATGCGTAGCGAAGCGAAAAAATCATTGATCATCGCTTGCGATGTACGAAAAGAGTATCGCGATATTTGCGACTACTTCTCTCGTTGCATCACCAACGCACCGGATGCTGTTAACGCAATTACTGGTAATCAGGATGTATCCGATTATATCGAAGCACGAGAACAAGCAGTTGTTACTCGCTTGAAATCCTTGCGCCAGAACTCCACCATGGTGGATGGCGAATGGAAAAATCGATACGATCGTAATGGTCATCCGAATTCGGATGTTATATCCGAGTTAAATGGTCATTTTACCATTCTGCTTGAAGAAGCCGTAAAGGTTGGTATCGATGTCGGTGCAATTGACGCACTACCGACGCAATCCGATATTGCCGCTCTCACTGCTAAGTTGAAATCTGCTTAGTATTAACTGCCCCGAATCCGAAAGGGTTCGGGGTTTTTTTGTGTTCCGATAAACGAAGGATACACGTGGGGATTACCTGGTTAGTACCACTAACCAATATACACTCGTGGGGACGTAATGTTCTCACGTTGTTCTCAATTATGACAAAAAAGTCCAGGTTAGCCACATAATAGAAGATATAGGATATAGGAATAAACTACTGTATACATCCTATATCCTATATACCTCTATTTACTCTTTAATATATATTATTGTAATTTCGTAATATATTATAATAAGGTAGTAGGATCAATGGCTTACACCAGTGCGATTGTGCTGTGAAAGTATGAACATTTGGTTTATAATAACAACAATAACGAGAGGTGAATACGCAATCCTCCTGTTATCGGCTAATACGAAAATGCAGATTCCTTGTGTAAACTGACTTTTTCTATGTTTACCACCAAAAATAGGATAAAAACATGGCAAATATTGCGAGTTTTCCCCTCTTTTCACTCCAAGCAGCAGACCAAACAAAGCTTACTAAAACCAAGAATTCCAGTTATCCTCACATCAGTAAATTCATCTCCACCGAACATAGTATTAGTTCGATGGCAGAGTTCTATAAAGTTATCCAAATCGTCGCAAAACAAGGCGGTTGTCTTATCAAAGGCTTTCTCAATAAACCACTCCAATCAGAATCACGAGCAGGCGCTACTAATAGCGACGACATGACTCCGTGGCTATGTCTCGACCTCGATGGAGCTAATTACGCAACACCAGCAGCATTCATCAAAGACTTACCTAAAGAATTTCACAATATCACATACATACAACAATTCTCAGCAAGCGCTGGCGATAAGCCAGGATTACGCTGTCATTTATTCTTTCGTATAGAAGGACTTCACTACGCCCATCAATTAAAAACTTATCTCCAACACCTCAATCTAACAATTGAGACTCTTCATCAGGGTATAACCCTAACCAAGGTAGGAGTAGCACTTAAATGGCCACTCGATATCACAGTTTGTCAGAACGATAAACTAATTTACATAGCACCACCCGAATACAAAACTGGGTTCACAGGTCAACGTATCAAACTAATTAAAAAACGAATACAAACAGTCAAGATAGATTTCACACCTTGTGTAAAAGCACGCATCGATACTCAAATTAAAAAGCTGATAAACAAGCTTAGAGATGACATCGGCTTGCCTGCCCGCCGGCTAGATCCTGTCCGTATCGGAAACGTATCAGACGTAGCCAAGAATCCAGGCGTATCAGAACTCACAGGCCGTAAAGAAGAACGAGGATTTCATTATCTTAATCTGAATGGCGGAGATTCATGGGGTTACTTCCATAAAATCGGACAGAACGAGATACTCTATAACTTCAAGGGAGAACCCAATTACCTAATTAAAGAGATACTGCCTGACTACTACTATATATTAGAACAAAGTAATAGCTCACCGAATGAGCTATCGGCTCCCACTCAGACGGAGGAAGTACACCCTATTGAATATTTCGCAATTTGCGATCCACAACGAGATGGATACAGCCGAGGATCGTATGACCCTAATACAGATATACTAGAAATTGCAGCTACTTCAA